TCATCATCATCTTCATCATCCGGATCATAATTTATATTTTCATCTTGATCATTATATGTTGTGTCAGATGATGCAGAAGATAAAGAATCAGAATCTACAGATTTATTTAAAGTAAATTCATCATCTATTTTATTTAAAACATATTCGTCTAATGTAGAAATATTTTCCGATGAAATATTATGATCTATAATATCGAAATTACATTCATCAACAACAATGTTACTACAATCTATATTTTCAATAACTATAGGTTCTTTTTTTGAAAGTGATCGATCAGTAAATAAATTAAAAGAATCATCTACAGTAAATAAAATATTATTATTATTTAAAAAATCTTTTGACTCTAGAACACTTTCTAATTCTTCATATAAATTATATTTAAAATCGTTTTTATGACCTAAAAATGATCCATAGAAATTTATCCCATGAATAAAATTAAAGGAGTTTAATAATTTACTAGTTAAATATGTAAATAATCCATCTATATATGATGTATTATTATAATCATTTATGTATGAATGTATATTATTATTAGTAATATCAGGTAAAATCATTAAATTATTATTTATATTATCCATTTTATTCATACCATATTTAACTGGATCAAATAAAGCGGCATATTTAATAAATACTGAAAGCTCTTTGGTTTCTGTATCATTTTCAACAATACACTTAAATAAATTATATGATATTTTTGAAATAAATTTTTTAATAGTATATTTTGATTTTAAAATAATTTTATTATAATTATTTTCATTTATTTGAAAAATTTGTTTTAATAATGGAGTATAACATTGTATATCTGAACAATTTAGTAACTGAATATTAAGAGAGTCTAAATCTTTTATTTTTAAATAATCATATTTCATTTTGTATAATAAAAATATAATTGCTATTATATTTAAACGTTAATTTAAAGAATTATAAACTATATTCTTTTTTAAAACAGGTATCTTATATTTTTCTTGTAAAAAGGATATTTGTACATCTAAATCAAATTTCATTAATATCTCTGAACAACTACTTTTTATCCAAGATTTATAAGCTGATGGTGCATATCCATAATTACCAATTAAAATAACGATTTCATCATCTAACATATGAAGTATATATACACAATCACGATATTTTATCCATTTATCTAAAGGATATTCTTTTAAAATATCATATGCATATTTTTGAGCAGGACAAAACATGTTTATTCATAATATGTATTAAATGTTAACTTTAAATATGCGTATTAAATATAAAGGATATATATATAGAAATATATATATGACATTAGAATTAAGAAAATTTGATATGAAATCAATAAAATTTAATCCAAATGAAAATGCAGGACCAGTTGTTGTTTTAATAGGAAGAAGAGATACTGGTAAATCATTTTTGGTACGTGATTTACTATACTATCAACAAGACATACCCATTGGAACTGTTATTTCAGGAACAGAAGCTGGTAATGGTTTTTATTCGGAACATATTCCTAAATTGTTTATTCATGAAGAATATAATACTGCAATTATTGAAAATATATTAAAACGTCAAAGAGCTGTTTTAAAAAATATGAAAAAAGATAGACAAGCTAATATACCTAAACAAAAAAATGATCCTAGAACATTTTGTATATTAGATGATTGTCTTTATGACTCTACATGGACAAAAGATAAATTAATGAGAGCATTATTCATGAATGGTCGTCATTGGAAAATTATGTTATGTATAACAATGCAATATCCATTAGGTATACCTCCAAATTTAAGAACTAATATAGATTATGTTTTTATCTTACGTGAACCTTACATAGCCAATAGAAGAAGAATATGGGAAAATTATGCGGGTATGTTTCCTACATTTGAATCATTTTGTCAAGTAATGGATCAATGTACAGAAAATTATGAATGTCTTGTAATTGATAATAATGCAAAATCTAATCAATTGCGCGATCAAATATTTTGGTATAAAGCGGATTCGCATCCGCCGTTTAAATTGGGTTCTAAAGAATTCTGGGATTATTCTAAAGATCTAGATTCAGATGATGAAGCTCCATATGATCCAAATAATTCAAGAAAACGCAATTCTGGACCTAGTATTAGTGTGAAAAAAGCTAACAAACGATAACTATAAAAAATTGAATTATATAAAAAATACTAATTTTATTATAAATATAATAATAATAATAAAATTATATATGGCGATACTTGTACGTTACAGACCAGTAGACGAAGAAAATTATAATATCATTAAATATAAATTATTTTGCATAGTTTTTGCCTTTTTTACAATAATTATGTCATCAACATTTATGGTTTTATGTATAAAACGACGTTATGGAGAATATGATGGATTATTCTTTCCTGGTGTTTGTGAAAGCTGGTGGGATAGTGACACTGATTTACCTGTACCTGCTTCATTCCCAACGAACACTGTAAAATGTGGTCCTAAAAAAATAGTTTATAAATATATTAACTCTACCTCTGTATTTTCAGGGTATATTCAATATTGTTCATTTGAAGAAAAACCAACTCCATTTCCAACTCCTATATACGAACCTACTCCTATTCCTACTTTTCCATATAAACCAACTTCATTTCCAATCTATATATATAAACCTACTCATATTCCTACCATAATACAATATTAACAATATACCATAGCATTTTGAATTTCTTCTAATGATAAATTTATTGTGGAAACAAAATTTATATCTGATGAGTAGGTTGTTTTTAAATTACGAAGTCCACTCATAGCAGATAGCAAATGACTACGAATACGAGGTTCGCGATCAGCAATATTAATAGCACTTTTAATAACTTCATTTATTTTTTTTAATGTAATCATACGAGAATCTTGATTCCAAGTTCTACGAATAACACGAAATGGTCCGCGGGGTTGTATATTTGGTGTTTTTTGTGTATCGCCTAACCAACTCAAAGTATCACCTTGATTTAATTGTGATATCACCTCAAGCGTAAGAAGTATTGAATCTCTATCTAAATAATCATCTTCTTTATCAGCCATAATATATTCTAAAAATATTTATTTATTTTAAAAATTATCATCGAAAAAAGCTTCTCCGGCGTTAAACAAAAAACCCATAAAGAAATATCTCATCCAAGGCAATAATCCTATCATAAAAAGAAATGCACCAAGATATTGTTCTCTTTGCAAGTCCTCAAATGGTTTTGTATTCTCTTTATTATTTTTTACTATTAAATAATAACCTATTCCGCAAAAAAATAAAGAAAATAATCCAACTAACATAATTACTAATGTTCCCCCTAAAAACGCACCCCCAACACCAGCAAATGCAAATTTAAACACATTTGCTAATTCATTTTTATTTTTATTTTTTTTAGCCATATTTTTATATTATATATATATAATAATTTATTTTTCTTCACCTTTCATCTTTATATCCTTATCATCTTTTAATCTAACTTCCGATTTATCAAATAATTCTTTTTCTATATCAGCAACAGATACGTGACTTGATGTATTGTCTTGTGCTCTATACAATTCACCTTTTTCCGTTACATTTTGAGTTAATTTATTTCCTGTTTCTTTGGCAAGTTTTTTATTTTCTTCTATAGCATTTATTTTTGCAGATTTAACTCTTTCATCAAAATCATATTTAGCCTTATCTTCATTTTTATTTTTCTCGTGCATTAAATTATTCAATTCTTGTTCTAGATATTCTATACGATTTGTTTTATAAGCATCCGGATGCCAGGGCATCCACATACCAACCTGCCCAACATAAACATCATGTGATGGATCCATTTCTCTTAAATATTTACATCTTTCTTCTGCTTCTTCTTGTGTAGAAAATGATCCACGGACCTTGATCCCTCTTACGTTCGTCTGAAACGCATGTTCAATATTAAATTCGTTTTCTAATCTCTCTTCGTTTTCTTGAATAAAAGATTTATAATCATCATTACAATTATAATTTTTTAAATTATCACTTTCTTCTTTAACAAATAATGTAAAATCTGACATAAGTGAATTTTCATCTATTTTGTATTTATAACATATAAATTTCATAAATTCTGTAAATTTCTCCATAGATTTTGTATAATCCCACGTATTAAGAAACTTTTCAAAAAAATATAATTCTTTATTTTTTAAAATTTGTTCTGGCGATAAAAATGATAAACAAGTAAATTTTTGACTAGATATTAGAGGGTCCTCTCCTAATAAATCTTCTTTAAACGATGACATTATATAAAATTAAATAGAATCTATTTATATGTGTTTTTTATATAAAATAATTTGTACTATATTTTTTTCTATATATAGATATATATATAAAATGATTGGAGGAGATTTAGGAGATTTAATTAGACGCGCAATTAAATACATGATTGAAGGTCTTGTAGTAGGCGCAGTAGCCTATGTTGTTCCACGCAAAACTTTAAATTTAGATGAAATATTAACATTAGCTTTAGTTGCTGCATGCACATTTTCTATCCTTGATACCTTTGTTCCTGCTATGGGAAGTTCTGTACGTTCGGGTGCTGGTTTCGGTATTGGTGCCAATCTTGTAGGATTCCCTTTCATGGGTTGAATATTTTAAAATATATAATTTAGTTTAATATTTGTAAGTATTGTATTAATAATATTATTAATATAAACTATAAAATTATTTAATATAATCATATAATTTACACCCTTGAAACTTTAAAATGGTACAAATATAATTTATATAGATAATTAAATGGTTTCTGAATAACATTTAATTTCATTTTATTTAATATAGATATTAATTGCGATGACCCGCAGCTACCTATTTTAATAACTGCTATCTGCATATTATATTTTAATTAATATTTTAATAATTTAAAAAAAAACGAAACTATTAAATTTCCAAAAAGTTAAAAAATGTGTATTATTTTGTCCCATTTTAAAGTTTCAATGGTTTAAAATATAACAAAAAATATTAATTTAATTTAATTTTATTTTTATTGTAAAAATATAATATTAGATGATAAGTAATAATAGAAATAGGTATCGTAGTATCATATAATAAATGACCACCATAATATTTAATAAATGAATCACAAAATAAAGCTTCCACCCATCCTACTAATGTAATTGGTAAATGTACAATAAATGCTTTAATATCATAATATATATCTTTATCTTCAAGATGATATTCAGAAATAGCAGCTGTTAACATTAAAATAGTTTGAACATATGTAAAACTATGATTTATGGGAACAACAACAGATAAAGTTACCGTATGGATAATTGAATTTATTGCCCAATATTTACGTGTACCATTTAAATATGCCGCTTTAATTAAATAATACCAAAACAAATATAACATAAGCATTGATGTACTTTTATTTACAAAATTATTAAGAGTTAATATAAGAGGTTTATTAGAAAAATTTTTTGAATTAAATGCCAAATTTAAATGCCCCAATCCATGCGAAAATACAGCAACTATATTGGCTTTAACTGGTTCTAATAATTTTTTATTATTAACTGTATTTGAATCTACGGGTATATTATTATACATATAGTATAAAATAGTAGTAAATATTGTATCTGAATAAAAAGCCAATGCATGACTTTGTAAAAAAATGGACTTATCTTTATTAGACACACAAAAACCATCCTCTAAAAAAGATTTAGAAAAAGTATTAGTAAAAGCCTGTGTACATAAAAAAGATAAATTATTTATAACTACAATACCATTTACAATATCACCAAATCTCATATAATTTAAATAAAACAATTATTATTTAAACTATAAAAAAAATATTATTATTTATAAGTTATATATATATTAATGGGTGATATAGATGTAGAAAAAATAGCAAATCATTATGTAAAAAGATGGCTGGATTATAAGGGTGAGGCTGGACACAATAAATTACTAGCTGGATTAAAAAAATATGTAAAAGATATTGATGATAATAATTGCAAAGTGGTTGGTATTGATGTTGGTTGTTGTGTTGGTGATTATATAAAAAATATTTATGATATTTGTACGGAACAAAATAAACAAATATTATGTTTTGAACCTAATCCATTAAATATTTTAAAATTAGAAAAAAAAATAAATAAAAATAACAATATAAAATTATTTAAACATTGTGCTTCAAATGAAACAACAATATGTGCTCTTGAAAATTGTTATGGATGTACAAAATTGAATCAACGGAATAAAATAGGAAATAAAATGGCTGGACTAAGAGGTGGGGGTGAATTTATATGCAATGTTGAGGTAAAAAAATTAGATGATGTTTTAGATGCTGAATTTAAAAATGAAAATATTATAATTAAAATTATAAAAATAGATACTGAAGGTAATGATACTAATGTAATTAAAGGATTTGCAAAATATTTACCAAAAACAAAATATATTATATTTGAATGCAGTCATTTATTAGATACACACCAAGGTCCAGGAATTGAAAATCCTATGAAAGATATAGTAGATTTTTTATCAAATAATGGATTTGATACATATAGAATAGGAAAAAAAAAATTATTTAAAGTTAATGATGAATATTGGCACCCTATTTATGAGTCTAAAAAATTTTATTCAAATTGTTTTTCGTTAAATAAAAACGATAATATTATACATGAATTAATAAATGAAGATTTCAGTTATAAATATTAATTAATAGATTTTAACAAATGTATAAATATTGGTGATGGTTTTTCTAGTGATGAATAAAATTCGGGATGGTATTGACATCCTAAATAAAATATATTATTACTATCTTCAACAAGATCTATACAACTGTCACTACAACTTATACCACTAAAATTTATTACTTTATATAATTCGTCTATATACATTGGATTAACTTCATATCTATGACGATGTCTCTCTATTATTTTGTCCTTATTATATATTCTATATGCTAATGTATTAACTTCATTATCATCACGATTTTTTACTATATGTGTAAAATGACTACCTAATTTCATAGTACCTCCTAACTCCGTATCATCTTTAATAATTGTAACAACTGGATGTTTTGTATTTGCATTAAATTCTGTACTATTACAATCATTTCCATATATTTGCCTCGCTGCTTCGATTATCATTATATGCATACCTAAACATATTCCCAAAATAGGTTTGTTAGTGTTTCTACAATATTTAGCTACTTCTATCATTCCTTCTATTCCTCTATCACCAAAACCACCTGGTATAATTATTGCATCATATATCTGTAATTTACTTACATTTTCTTTATTTATTTCGTCACTTGACGCTAATTTTACTATAACTTTATATTTGCAATAATATGCAGCATGTTCTAATGCTCTTATTATTGATAAATATGCATCTTGAGATTTTGTATATTTACCCACTATACAAACTGTAACATGTTTTATTACACTTAAACATACATTTTTATAATCCTTAAATAAAGTTAAAAAATTATATCCATTAAAACATGTAGGAATTAAAATTTTTTTATCAAATTTTAAAGCCTTACATATTTTTCTACCTACATCTTGATCATCAAATATTAATGGCACATCATATATTGTTTCTACATTAGTATTTGATATGATATTTTCTCGTGATACTTGACAATACATGCTTAATTTTTCTTTTGTAGGTTCATCTATAGCAACATTACTTCTTATAATCAACATATTTGGAGATAATCCTAATTGTCTTAAATCTTTTACACTATTTTGTGTTGGTTTCGTTTTAAATTCATCATTTTTACCTATTAATGGAACTAAACTAACATGTACAAATAACATATCATCACGCTTATTATAAGCCATTTGCCGCAATGCCTCAATGAACGGCATACTTTCTATATCCCCTACTGTACCACCTACTTCCACGATACACACATCAATTTCTCTTCCATTAATTTTTGTATGTGCTGCCTCCTCTATAGAATATTGTATTTTATCGGTTATATGAGGTATTATTTGTACTGTTTTTCCAAGATATTTACCCTCGCGTTCATCTTCAATAACGGATTTGTATATTTTACCTGTAGTAATATTGTGTTTATGTGTCAAAGAAATATTTAAAAATCGTTCATAATTACCTAAATCCAAATCGGTTTCCGTTCCATCTTGTAGGACAAATACTTCACCATGTTCGTATGGCGACATTGTACCAGCATCAATATTGAGGTAGGGGTCTATTTTAATCATCGCAACATTCAATCCAACACATTTTAATAAAACACCAATTGATGATGCTGTTATACCTTTACCTAATCCTGAAATAACACCTCCTGTCACTATTATATATTTCATATTTAATTTCATTATGGTATTAATTTTATATTATTTATTTATTTGTATGAATAATATATCACTAAATACTAGTACCTTATTTAATGAAAGTTATGGAAAATATGATTTTATCACTCATGAACGTGAATTGTCAAAATGTTTATAAACGATTGTATCTATGTAATATTACAAAGAGTAATTATATTCTGGGAACAAAGAAAACTTATATTCGGGAAGTTTGTTAAAATTCAAATATGTGAAAATTTCATTTTTTTCATTATGTATATCTTTGTAAATATTCATGTAAGTTTCGTGATTAGGTATTTCTCCACAAATAGCAGTTATTGCAGATAATTCAGCGGATGCTAAATATACATCAGCACCCTTACCTAATCGGTTTGGGAAATTTCTGGTTGACGTTGATAATACTTTTGCATTATCATTTACACGGGCTTGATTCCCCATACATAATGAACAACCGGGCATTTCTAATTCTACACCGGCCTTTTTGTATATATCGTAAAATCCTTCATCTTGTAATTTTTTTTCGTCCATTTTTGTAGGCGGTGCCATCCACAATTTGCTTTTAAGTGATTGATTATCTATATTATATCCTAAAAGTTTACCAGCTGCTCTGAAATGCCCAATATTTGTCATACAACTGCCTATGAAGACTTCGTCTATTTTGTTACCAGTCACTTCTGATAATAGAACTGCTTTATCAGGGTCATTAGGAGCACATAAGATAGGTTCTTTAATGTCATTAAGATTAATTTCTATAACCTCTGAATATTGTGCGTTTCTATCAGCACACATTAGATTGGGATTTGTCAACCATTCTTGCATTTTGCCTATTCTACGGGCTATAGTTTTTTTATCATTATAATCTTGTTTTATCATCCATTCTAATAGTGCAATATTAGATTGTATATATTCAATAACAGGTTCTTTGTCGAGTTTTATTGTGCAACCGGCAGCCGATCTTTCTGCCGATGCATCTGATAATTCAAACGCTTGTTCACAAGTGATGTCACTTAATCCTTCAATTTCTAAAATTTTACCATTGAAAATATTTATTTTATTTTTCTTACTAGTAGTTAGTAATCCCTTTTGTATAGCATAGTATGGTATAGCATGCACTAAATCTCTTATGGTTATACCTGGTTGCATTTCACCTTTAAATTTCACCAATACAGATTCTGGCATATCTAATGGCATTATACCAGTAGCTGCCGCAAATGCAACAAGTCCAGACCCTGCTGGAAATGATATACCAATAGGAAACCGTGTATGGGAATCCCCACCTGTCCCCACTGTATCGGGTAATAACATTCTATTTAACCAACTATGAATTATACCATCACCTGGTTTAAGACTTATTCCTCCGCGTGTATTCATAAATTGTGGTAATGTTTTATGTGTTAATAGATCTACGTCTTTTGGATACGCCGCTGTGTGGCAAAATGATTGCATAACTAAATCAGAAGAAAATCCTAAACACGCCAAATCTTTTAATTCATCACGAGTCATTGGACCTGTTGTATCTTGGGACCCTACACTGGTTACCACTGGTTCGCAATAGGTACCTGGTAGTACACCAACATTTTTAGGAAGTCCACATGCCTTTCCTACTATTTTTTGAGCAAGTGTGTATCCTTGGTCTATGTTAGAATCAATAATTTTATTTTGTCTGAATATAGTTATATTTTTTTTTAAATAAGATTGAGCTTTGTTTGTAAGCTCTTTGCCTATAATTAGGTTAATACGCCCACCAGCACGAACATTATCTAATAAAGTATGTGATTTTAATTGAAAATTATTTATAAAAGTATCACTTTTATGATTCCATGTTTCTCCGATGTACGGATAAATTGTTATCAAATCTCCCATATGTAAGTCATTTACATCCATTTCTATTGGAAATGAACCACTATCTTCCATTGTATTATAAAATATAGGGGCTATTTTTCCCCCAATAGTGATGCCACCTGTTTTTTTATTAGGTACAAATGGAATATTCTCTCCAAAATGCCAAAGTAAACTATTTGTAGCACTTTTTCTACTTGAACCAGTACCTACAATATCTCCTACAAAGGCTACTGGATAGCCTTGCTCTTTTATTTTATTTATTTGTTTAATTGGTCCAATTTCAAATGGTATATCAGGATTTATATTTTCACGTGGAACTTTTAACATAGCTAAAGAATGTAAAGGAATATCGGGCCTACTCCAAGCATCCTGGGCCGGTGAAAGATCATCAGTATTTATTTCTCCAGGAACCTTGAATACAGAAAATGTTATTTCTTCTGGAACTTCTGGTTTACATGTAAACCACGTCCCTTCAGCC